ATTTTCCAATCTCTTACGATTTTCCCAGATAGACAACTCTTCAAAGTTCCCATCTGGAACACTTACTCTTCTGTTTTGAGCTTCTTTACAAATATAGAATTTTTTGTTTCCAGGGAAATAATAAACATTACCTTTTACTGCCTCTGTTAATGGGAATTTTCCGTCTTCTTTTCCAAGTGCAGAAACTACTCTATCATCAATTTCTTGAGCTGTTCCTGTATACCCACCTTTTTGTGTATAGTTAGTTTCTAAGAATTCTTTTGTGATGTATAGATCTTTTCCAACTCCTTCCACTACAATAGATTGAGCATTAGATGCAATTAAGTTAAGTTTCAATTCTATCTTAAATGGTCCGTCAGTTTCTGGCGGAATCCAAGAAGTTTCATCTCCATCATTCATGTAATAGTACATTATCTCTTGCCCATTATCGTTGACAAACACACCGATTTCTCTTGGATAATACCCTGTTCTAAGACTTACGTTATCTATGTTAGTAGTCAAAATAACTGTGTCATGTTCCTGGTTTAAAGTCAGAATTCCTTTCTCAACTTTTTGATTAATCAAATGTTCTAACTCTGCTGGGTTGTCATAATTATCTAGTCTACCGTCACCAATTTTAATCTTAGAAAAGTTAATAGGCTTGTTCTCTGCCTGAATTTTAGCCAAGTATTCTCTACCTTTTTTCGTTATTCCATTGAATTTCATTTGCTAATACCTCCTATAACTTGTTTATATGCTTTTATGTAAATAGCATTATTTACAGTAAAGTCTTTCTTTTTATTTTCCTTAGTTGCTAATAAAGTCACTTCTTTAAAGCCTGATATGTAGTATTTAGATGTGTTTACTTGTTTTAACTCTATATAATCTAAGTGGCTTCTAACATTCTTATTAGCTTCTATGTTTTCCATCAACTCTCTATACTCATTTGGATCTACTATTTTCTTATCTGTATAGATTCTAAAGGTTCCAGGTCTACCATTGTAGGTAGTCCATTCTTTTACATCAAAGCCTTTGTACAATAGACCACACACATCTTTTAATACCTTAGTTGTACCCATATTAATTTTAGAAAATATAGCTCTCTTAACTATTTTTTTCTTTTCTTCGAGAGTTGCATTTTTAGTGTATATAGAGTATTCCCATAACAATATATTAATCTCTTGTTCATTCATTAAATCTATCATTTCAAGCTTTTTTAATTCACTATTTATGATAGAGTTTCTACCTCTCAAGACGAAGTCTATAGACTCATATATCCATTTAGTTGTAGCATCATCTAAAGTAGATACAGCAGCAATGCCTGTTAATTTCAAGTCATCAATTAATATCATATGTCTTCAACTCCTAGATAATTGACTACTACACTAGCATTACACTTAGCAAACTGATGAGGTTCTAGCTTTTTGTAAACTGGAGATGTAATGACTGTTCTTTTTACTCCAGCAAGCTTTAATCTTTTGATAAGTTCGTCAGGTATGATGTCTCTACCTAACTTATTTTTTTGCCATTCTATATAATCATTTACTGCTGTTTGTACCTTATCTTTTATAGAATTAATACTGATTTCATCAGCTTTATTTATGTAATAATCAAACTCAACTTTATAATCCACAACTTCAGGGCTTTTTACTGTAACCTTATCTGTTAAAGGCCTTATTTCATCAGAATTTACAACCTTTAATACTTGATTTTTCATTTCTTGAGTAGGCACTCCATCTTTTGTAAGTACGTAGATATCGACTTCGCAAGGGTTTGGACTCTTAACAGTAACATCAACTATTTCTGGAGATGTCGATAAAGTCCAAAACACATAAGCTCCAACTGAACCCGCAACAGAGAAAGAGTCAGGGACAAGTCTTAATCTTTCTCTATACACTTCATCTTCTTCTAGGTCTGTTCCACCATTTGAAATAGTGATATTTTCTACTTTAGAAAAGTAAGGATATAAGTCAACCATTGTATTGATATGCCCTATAGGGATATTATTTCCTATCGTTCCAGCCGTCTTACAAGTAGCAATACCATCTACATATAAGGTATTTTCTGCTATAGAATACTCTTCATTTGTTTCAAAATAAAGGTCATTATATCTAATCAAACTCCCTTTTGGTATGACTATTTTCTTTTGTTTAGCAGATATGATAGAAAATCTAAAAGTAGCTTTAGCATATTGCTCTTCTAGTCTTAATCCTCTGTCTCCGTATCTATCTCCCAATAAGTCTAATCTATAATCTCTAGCATATTTTAAGTAATTCTGCTTTAGATTATCATTGTAATTCTCTTCTCTCATAGCTATGAGATAAGCAACACTGGCAAAGATAAGTCCTTCAGGTGAATACTTAGAGATTTTCCGTCCACTAAGTTCTTCGAACTTTTCCTGCATTTGCTGTCTTAGTTCTTCAGCATTAGCATCGATTATTTCATAAGTATCTTCATTCATATAATCACCTCTATTTCTAGCATTATTTCTAAGTCATTATTTTCTAACTTTAAATCTAAATTTTTAAGCAGTGCTCTTGGTTCATACTTCTTTAAATTAGTCATTAGTAAGCCTATAAGCTTATTTTTAATAACTGGAATGTTCTTATCCACCATATCGCTGTCTAAAGAGAATTCTCTCATCAGCGGTTGTTCTTCCTTTGTAACTCTTAGTATCATATGTACATTTCTTACCACATCTTCTATTTCATTTTGCGGGTTGTAATTTATATCATCTTTAGAATTTATCAAATATATCATAGCTTAAACACCTTCTTTTGTAGATTTTTTACATCGCCCTCATACTCAACCCCAAGAATAGTCTTAGCAGTTTGTCTGTACTCTATCTTTTTTTGATACTGTAAAGGGTCATCTACATACTCCAATAGGGTTATATCCAAATTGATATAATCAAACTCTCCAGTAACCGCATTAAAATGTGATAGTGTTTCGTCTATCCCAGTTATTAGAAATGGAAACTCTCCAATGACGTGATATCCTAGTATTAATGGAGCATATCTTCCCAGCTCCATAAAGTCTTTTAACATCTGCAGATGTAAACTAGGAGCTTTAGTAAGCCCAGCTATTAGCTCTATAGACAAGCTAACTTCCATTAATTCTCTACCTTGCTGCCTTACTTTCCCAATACCATAAATTGGCTCATGTTGAGTAATTTTGGCTTTTCTACTTCTTGATAATTCCTTCTTTAAAGAAAATACATTCAAGTCACTAGCATAAAAAATTATGTCTCCCAAACTTCCTATCATGATGGACCTCCTGTCTTACTGCTTCCAGGTTGTATTCCTGAGTGAGTATGCGTATTAAGATTAATATCTCCTAGCATAGCAGTACCCTTAGTATTAGTATCGGCTTTAAAAGTAGTATTTCCATCTACAGTTAATGTCTTTTTTAACTCAACATCTGCTGTAATAACTACTTTTGTGATAGGAGATAGAGTTAAAACTCCATCTTTGTAAGAATAGAATCCACCATCGGAGAATGTCCTTTTTACTTCTCCTTCAGAAATGTCTGAAGGTCTCATAGGACATCCTAAGATGTAACCTTGCTCCATCATATCAGGCAATGATAGAACTATAACGGTTTGCCCTATCTTGAGATGATAATTATCTGAATGTGATTCAGAGAATGGGACCAGGATATTTAACCAATCTGAAATTTTGTTGTCCCTGTCTGGAAACATAACTCTTGCTTTACCATTTGCTATGTCTATATCATTTACTTCCCCTTGCTTCAAGATATCCAGCATTCTTACCCACCACCTTTTTATTTTTAATCTTATTTGCTTTTTTTGTTTCTCTTTCTTTTTTTCTTGTATTTGCAGTTTTAGCCTTTTCTTTCTCTGCCTTATCTCTCTTAGCTTTATCAATTGCTTTTGCTCTCTCTTCTGCATTTTGTCTAGCTCCAACTTTAAAAGCTTCAATATCACATGTGTAGTCTCCATCAATATTGTGTGTAACTTTATCAATTACATATCGTCCAGCAAATCTACCAAAACTGTCATCTAGTTCTATAATGCAACCTGCACAGTATTTAACATCTCCATCAACCGTTAAGTTTATAGAGTATTCTTGCTTTAAACTGTCCTTTAAAGTTTTCTCGGCCACCTTCTTAGCCTGAGATTTCCCTTTAGTTTTAATCTTTTTTGTCTTAGCTTTTTTAACTCTTTTTTTAGTTTTTGTTTTATCTGCTTTCTCTTTAAAAGCTATATATCCTCCATCATCAAGCATTTTTTACCTCATTTCTCTTCTCAAGTTCTTCTTTTGTAATAGTCTCAACAATGAGTTTCTTTTTATCTGCATCATAATAACTAACCTCGACTTTGTCATAAACTCCTTGGTTTTTCTTCTTTAGTGTAAAGCTTCTAATACGAAAATCTTTAATATTAAAGATATCGATATTATCGTTATCAATTAATGCATCATCATTAAAGACTATTAGCTTATCATCAGTAACTTTCAAACTTAGAGCTGTTTCAGATAGAACTCTATTTAAAAAACCTAAATCTGTTTCTCTATCTTGGTCTAATCTATCAAAGAAAGCATTATCACAATGTAGCTCATAACTTAATTCGTGTTTAGTTGCTATTTTAGATAACAGTTCTGATAGAGTTATTTTCTCCCAAGCTACACTATTAACTTGCTCTCTAATAGTTTGGTCAAGTGGCAATGCCAGGCATTTGAGAGAAAGTCTTTGATTATTAAAAGTAGGCTCATCAACGTAGAAAATTCCAAGGTCTAAGAATCTAGATTTACCATTTTCATTTTGCTGGATCCCTATTAAGAGTCTTGAATTCTCATCAGGATACCATTCGTTGAGCCATCTATAATCTAAGTTTTCCAGGTCTAACTCTAAGTCATCTACAGCATTTTTTGAGTTATCTGTATAAGTCATTGATGAAATACTAGGTTGTATTTCTTCAGTAATATCTACTCCTTCATAGAAAACTATTATTTTTATATTTCTTGCTATCCCATTTCTATCAGCCTCCTTTTGGCAATAAAAAAAGAGCAGCTTTTATACTGCTCTTAGATTTCAGATTTTATTTATTTCTATTTTATAGCTCCTAAATAAAATTCAGATGATCCTCTTCCAGGTTTATATATTACATCTCCTGTTATTTCTGCTGGGATTTTATATACTATATTAGTTGTCTTAGCTGTTAAAGGATTTAATTGATCTAAAAATAATCCCCATCCATCTTCTAAAATAGTTTCAGTGTGGTCATATTCATATTCTGTTCCATTGTAATTTATAAATACTGATCCATCTACAACCATTCTACTTTCCTTGTCAGTGTTTTTGAAAGTAACATTAATTATTAAATACTTAGTATCTTTTTCAGCCTTTAGTTCTTCAAAGTCACTAATTTTTTTACTGTTTACAACTTCAACAGAATTAACAGTTACTTCAAAATAGTCATCCTTAACAGTTTCCCCTACACTTGCATAGTTATTCGATTCATTTGCATTTGCATTTTCAGTTTTAGCAGATTCAGAATTAGATTTAGATCCACTATCTCCTCCAGCAAAAGTACCTATCAAAAATATAGCAATAATTACCCCAACTACTCCATACAAAACTTTTTTCATATAATGCCCTCCTAATAAAATTATAATATCTATTGTACTATAAATATTTTATAAAATCAATATTGCTACACTTTATCTTTTCCACGGTGGTAGTTTTGATGTTTCTACTGCACTTGCAATAGGTGAAATTTCAGGCACTATGACAGGAATATTAGAATCAAATACAGCGATAGATAGTAAATTAAGATTAGCCCTCATTAGCTGATGGAAATACTGCTCTGAACCATATAATTTATAACTTATCAAGTCCCATGTATCTCCACTCACTGTTTTATATACTTTTACTTTTTTCATATTATCGCCGTCCTTCTCTTCTTACTTTCTATTTCTTCAATTACTCTTTTAACTTCTCTAGCAATATCTATAGCACTTCCAGAACCACCATTAATGTTGATAGTTATTGTATCTCCACCCACAACTGTTCTTGAGTCATTTGAAATACTTCTAATCCTATCTTTTAAAGATGATACTCTTGAAGATAAAGAACTTCTAGTTTGTGAATTGTTAAGAATTCTAGCTCCACGAGGTAAATTAGCCATAGTTGGGGAATTTACTAAGTAAGAGCTGTTGTTCATTTCTACAAGTTCAGCACCTCTTTCAGCAAGAGTTGTAAGTCCACCACCAAAGTAGTTAGTACCTGAGTAGTTTTGGGCTACTTCTCCATCACCTTTAAACCAATTAAAAGGATTTAATTTAGAACCAAAGTTTTTAAGGCTTTCCCATTTTTTATTTATCCAATCAAAGAATCCACTGAAAGCTTCTCTAATCTTATCTATGATAGCAGTAGCACTATTCTTTAGTCCATTCCATGCATTAGATCCTATTTCAAGTAAAGCATTGAATTTATCTTTTATCCATTGCCATGTATTAGTGAAAGCATTTTTTATAGCCTTCCATACAGCATTTACTCCATTTCTGAACCATTCACATTTTTGATATAATACTACAAAAATACCTATAAATGGTATAAATAGAGCCTTATACTCTTTAATCTTAGCCCATACTTTAGCTCCTAACTCCATTAATGCGTGAAATTTATTTTTTATCCAAGTCCAAGTAGCTTTAAACCCTTCTTTTATAGCTTTCCAAGCTTTATCTACTCCTTTTCTAAACCATTCACACTTCTTATAAAGTAGGACAAAAATAGCAATAACCGCTACAATAGCTGCAATTATAAGCCCGACTGGATTAGCTACAAAAGCAGCTTTTAATGCTAAACCAACCATTTTTATAATGCCTATGAATTTACCACCTATAAAAGTCCCTATTTTTACGAATGTTCCAAAAAGTTTACTAGCTAGTGGAAACATTTTCTTTAAAGCAAAGAATACTCCACCTTTACTCTTAAAAGCTCCAAACTTATATAACCAACCTACACCTTTTGCAAATGGCCCTAATAACAGTTTGTTAGCAACCCCCATTCCTAAATTCATTGCAGCGAATCCAGCAACTAATTTGACTATGAAAGCCACTAGCTTAGGATTTTCTTTTATAAAATTAGCTATCTTTCCAGCGAATTCTTTTAAAGTATTTAGAGTTTCTTTAAGCTCAGGAGCTATGCTCTTTCCAATGTCAGCAAGAGCATTAAAAGCATTGTTCCTAAATATCTTCAATTGATTAGTTAAAGTGTTTAATCTGTCTTCATACTCTCCATTAACCTTTTCATTTTCTGATACAGCTTGTTTCGCTTTATCTAATTTCTCCTTAACTCCATCTAAGTTTTCCGACAACACAGATAATCCGTTGATTACAGATTTATCACTTCCAAAGATATCACTGATTAACGCTGACTTGTCCGCAACATTGGAATTCTTAATCTTTTCTAGTACTTTTAAGATAGTACCTTCAGCATTTTCAGCCATTTCTTTGTTTATCGTTTTAGGGTCAAATCCTAAATATTTTAATGCATCAGCTTTGTTCTTAGTATTAGCCCCTTGCGATAATTCAGAATATAGTTTACCTAACACAGTACTTGTTTGCTCAGCAGTTACTCCAGTAGATATAAGAGATGTAGCAAATGCCATGTTAGATTCTTTGGATAAGTTTATAGACTTAGCAAATCCTCCAGTTCTTGCCGATACATCTGCTAGTTGTGCAGCTGTAACAGAGTAGTTATTTGATAGCATATTAAGAGTATCCATGTATGAAAAAAGCTCATCTTTAGATAAATTTAATTGCTCTTTTGTTTTGGCCAAGAATGTTCCTGCCTCATCTGTAGATATATCAAAAGCCACTTTCATTTTTCCCGCCATGTCTGAGTAAGCTACGATATCTTCTCCAGCTATTCCTGATTGTGCTAAACTTCCTGCTATTTCATTAATTTCTATTTGAGACAAAGGGCCATTTTTAGATAATTCAGCTAAATCATCATAGTATTTTTCAGCTTCTTTACCTAAAATTTTTCTTAAATCTGCTTGAGACTCTTCTACATCCATATAGAATTTAATTGGAACAGCTAATGCGGCTCCTGTTGCAGCACCTCTCCTAAGTTGCTCACTTCCTTTTTTAGAAAACGCATCTCCCATATCTGAAATAGCTTGTGCTTTACTTAGAGATTTTTTCAATTTCTCTTGCTTCTTTAGTTCTTCATTAACTTCTTTTAACTTTTTCTTATAACCTTCTAGCTTAATTCCTTCGTTTTCTAAAGCACTTCTTGCTGCTTCAAAGACATGTTTTTGTCTTTCTTTTTGCTTATTCAACTTGTCTACTTGCTTTTCTGCATTTTTAACTTGCTCTTTAAATTCTGCAGTAACATTATTAGATTTAGCATATGCTTTTCTAAGCTGTTCTAAATTCTTAGCCGCTTTATTGTATTCAGAGTTAGCATTCTTATATGCTTCTGCAACTTTGTCTAAATTCTCTAGTTTTTTTTGAGTTTTTACTAAGTCTTCTGTAGAGTCTTTTACTTCATTCAAAGACTTAGCTGCCTTAGATAAAATAGACATAGTTTCACTTGCTCCAGCAACTCCCATCTGCCAAATTAAACTCATGTCTTTAGCCATCTACTCCACCTCCTTAGTCATCATTGTTCTGTCTTTCTTCCTCTTCTTCTACAAATTTATTTGCTCTAGCTATCCAGTAATCAAGTTCATATAAGCTACAATCCAACATAGAATCGTAGCTTACATTAACTTTAAAGTAATTAAGAACTCTTAAAAGCTCTGTTATCATATCCAGATAGATTAAGCACCAGTTTCCTCTGTTACTTCCGTTGTAGTATCCTTCTGAGCCTCTTTGTCTTCCCAACCTTGACTCAAAAAACGCTTTACCCCGTTCACAACCTTCAAGTAATCTATTGATACAAGATTAAGTAAGTCTCCGTACTTAACTCCAACAGATTTAGCTGCTACAGTTATTGCCCAAGAGTCTTCTAATTCTTTTACAGCTCCAGCATCTTTATTTCTTGCTTTGAATTCTTTTTCACATTGCATAAAATCTCTTCCTGTCATTTCTTCTACATTTATGTCAAGTTCATTGAATTCTTTTCCACCGAAATTATATGTTTGTGATAACTTTACTTTCATTTAAGTCCTCCTTAATTTAGCCCTAAATATTTTCTAACTGCTTGGTTAGCAAGTCCATGAATTACATTTACATTGTTAAGTACATCTATCTCTACAACTGTTTTTCCACCAATCTCAAGTTTGAAATATGTTACTGATAAATCGATAGATGTTTCTAATTTTCCACTAGGCTTCATTTTTAGCCCATCCATTTTCTTGATTAAACCTTTGAAAGTTGCATCTATCCCATAAACATCAGCACTGTGTGTTTCTCTATTCATAGCTTGAGCTGCACCTTTACATTCAATCAAAATTGACTTTTCATTGTTGATTTCTAATACAGAGTCATCAACACAATCCATTTTGATTTTAGCTTCTAATTTCTTAAAGTGACCCATTAAAGGCACTTCTAATTCAGCAGTCAATCCCATTTGCTCAGATGTGACTGTGTCATACTCAATGTTAGGCAATTCTACTTCTGATATTCCAGCAAGGTTATTTGAACCATTGAAATATGTTTCAGCATCTATAAGAGCATTAGGTATTTGTTTTCTTCCCATCTTTTTCCCTCCTCATTAAGCTGTTAAGCTTTCAGCAAATTTTTGTAATGCATCAACATCATAAACTTTCTTGAAAGTTATAGACTTTGCTCCTGGAATTATTCCAAGTTCTATAGTCCAAGTAATATCTCCATTTATGATATCTATTAAGCTATTATCAACTGAGTAAAAATTAACTTTAGCAGACAATAATTGATCTGCCGCAACAAGTGCATTTAATCTAATATTCATAGATTTCTTCATTGTTTCAGCCATTTTTAAACTGAACTTTTTATCCACATTATTAAAATATGATATAACAAGTTCATTTCCAATGTATTTAAACATTCTACGACCATAAATGTACTTGTCTTTTGGGTCTGTTGCTAAAGGATTCTTAGCTGTTTCAGATCCCCAACATCTCCACCCTTTAAAGTTTATAGCAGTAACTACACCATTTTTATTTAAGAAATTGGCTTGTTGCTCTTTATCTAATCTAACTTCTTCATAATTTCCACTAGCATTTTTCCAAACAAAAGCATCCATTTTGTAAGAATAGTTAGAAGGTCCTTGACTTGGAACTCCATTATTCTCTCCATCAACTTTCATCGATAAAGCAGCATAATGGATTGATTGATGATATATTTCTCCAGCAAGTTTGATTTTTCCATATAGCAATACTTGGTCATTACTTAGAATGTTGTTAGTTTCTTTCCATTCAACAAGTTCATTATATTTTTTATCCACTGGAGCATTTACTAATGCTATTGCTTCAAACATTCCACCATTCAGTGTTTTAGCTTTAGTTTCCATGATAGCTGCAACATCACTTTCATGTGAAAAATCAGGAACATCTATAAAAGCAGGTAATTCACTATATTTCAAGAAAATTTCGTTTGCTAATTCTAGCCCTGTTCTTTTCATTGTTGTGCTATCAAATCCACCGATAGCTTCTGTTTTTGTAACTTTAGATAAGTCTACTTCTTCGTATTCTATATCTACATTATTTCCAGCTACAGTTGCATAAATTTCTAATCCTTCAGCTGTGTAAACGGTTCTTGCATCGGATATAACTTGCTTTCCTGTTGCATTTTTAACTACTACAGATTCTGGAATTACCTTGTGACTTGGTATTAGCACTTTTCCTTTTTCAAGTGCTTTATTAGCAAGTGTTTTCTTTTCTGATTTATGTGTAGTTAAATCTAAAATATTAACTATATAAAGCGGTGCAACAGCATACAGCTCAAAGAAAACTTTGATTGCTTGTGATATAGAGAAATCTAAATCATAAGTATCTCCAAAGTACTGAATAGCTTCTTGATATGTCCCTATTCTCACTACTTCATTTACTTTTCTATTTTCTGCTTTAACCTTGTGAATTGGTGCTGTTCCAACTATAAAATGCCCATAATCTAAAACCACAGGTAATTGAAAGGCTGTAGCCCCTTCTTGTTGGTATGTACCATGTTTATAACCCATTTCTACCTCCTAAAATTTAATTTATAATAAAAAAGAGCAGCTTTTATACTGCTCTTAGTGATTATTAATTAGTTAATCCCATTTTGTTTAATTTCATTAATTTTTCTTCTATTTCTGCTTTTTCTTTTAACAAGTTTGCTTTTATTCTAGTTGCTTCAGCTATCAAATGTTCAAGCTCATCTTTTGCTTTACCTTTATATTCAACCAAATTATTAATTTTAAAATAATTATCTATGAAATCTTTATATTTTTCATATACTCCATATTTCTTACATAAAGATATTACCATTTCTTTGTATAAAACAGAAATTGCAGAAATATTTGTATAATTTTTATCCGAATTTTCCTTCTTGTATTCTTGTAAATTCATATGCCTTAAATTTATTTTTTCATTTCTACTATACCAATGAATAGTTGCATCTGTTATATTAGTTAGTTTAGCTAAATCTTGAACCTCTATAACAGGAACACCTCTCCAAGTAGTAGGTTTAATTTCTTGTACTTGAAATGGCAGTTTCTTCTGTTCCTTATTTTCGAGTCCTTGATTTTCTAACTTTTCTAAGACATGTATAACTGCCCTTCTGACAAACTTACTTTCTCTTACTAAAACTTGTCTTGCTTGAGATAGAGTTAGGATAAACATAGGGACTGTACGTCCTGATTTATCTTTGTATGAGCTGGGCAAAATTTTCTGCTCAGTGATTTCCTCAGAAAATTCATCTCTAATTATAGCCAATAAAGTTTTATGAAGAAGTTCTTTTTTTATTCCTTCTTCTTTTCTGAACTTATTTATTTCAGCCAGTAGTTCCAAACTTGTTATTTCATTTTTCGTAATCAATTTATTTTCCATTTTTATTCACCTTACCTCTTTTCTTTTGACATTTTATACCTTGACCAAATCCAAACATAAATGCTTTATGTATCATCTCAAAAATTCCTTTTGAATTATCACGAATATCATTTAATTGGTCAAATGACATATCATAATGAGTTGTTAAGTGTTTTCTACTTTCTTTGATTACCTTTTCCATATTTGCATACATAAAAAAATACCTCCATTTTAAATTTTTAGTTGCCAAAATAGAGGTATACAGTGTATAATATTTACATACCAATACTTTGGCGGTGAGTGATATTTCAAATCTTTCTCAGGGAGTGAATATCACTCTTTTATTTTTCTTTTATAGGCAACCTATTTATAGCCTCTCTAACTCCTTCAACCTTAGAAATATTATTTTCTTTACAATATTTTTCTAATATCTCATTAGTTGCTTTATTGACTCTTACTGTCAATTTTACATCTTTTGGGTCATTTGTAGGTCTACCCATTTTCTTTTTGTCATCCATATTTCACTCTCCTTTCTGACGACAAAAGTATTATATTATATCTGTCGTCAAAAGTCAAGAGAAATTTTTTAAATTTTTATTTCATCTACTATTGAATTAAAATATTGATAGTCCTTATTGATTTTTGGATACTCTTCCACAGGAATTAATAATCTCCCAAGTAGTGGGTATTTTTCAATAAGTTTTTCAATTTCTTCTCCAAAATATACGGTCCCTCTAACAAAGAGAAACTCAGGTAAATCTAGCTTTTTACCCACGTAAATATATGTTTTCATTCTTATCCCCTTCCAAGTAGTTTTGCAATTTTTCTCTCAACTACTTCTGATGTGTCAGGTACTCCAAATACTCTAAATCTACAAACAGAGTAAAAATAAGGCTCTGCTTCTGCAGTAAAGTACTCTATAGAAAATGGGAAAGATTGATCCACAGCAAATTTTCCATCTACTGTACTTTCATTCAGAAACTCCTTTTTCAAGTAATCTCCGATAGATAAGTTATTCAGATAATCTTTTTCACTCTCCATTTTAGTACCTATCCACACTTCTAAATCCACAGGTACATCATAGTTATCTATCCCATTCCTAGTCTGTTCAAACTTAGTAACCCTTAAAATAGCAAAAGGAAAGAGGTCTTTCTCGCTCTTTCCTTCTTCTCTATCTTCATGATTAATTTCTGGTAACAATCCATGATGTACTGTAAATTTCTTATCTTTCAATTTCTTTTTTAAGAAATCAAATACAAGTTGCTCAACTTCAATAATCATATCCCTATCACCCTGTTTATTTCATGCTCTAATCTCATTCTGAATTTTTCATCTGCATAGCCTTGTAAATATTCTAGTATTGATAAACTACCGAGCATTTGAGGTGCTGAAACTGACATTAGTCTTTTAATAGTCTCTCTTTTTCTACCATTTTTTGTAATGAATTTACCAGTTCTTTCAAAAGCTCCTAGATGTCCACTCTTGTATGCTATAAATGCATTAGGTAAGGACTTATACCCTCCTTTTTTTACAGCAGCTTGAACTATTTTTCCTTTTACCCTAGTTTTAGGATTTAGCTTGAAATGGTCTAACCCTATAACTCTACCACTACTTATGATAGAGCCTGTTAAATTACTTTTACTAGTTTTAAAGATATTAACACTACTAAGCAACTTACTTTTCTGAGCGAAATAAGACTCCGTTGTCTTCCTGATTTGCTCAGTTTTTACCATCTCAAGTGACCGATTAATTGCTCTTGAGATACAACCTGGTAACTCACTCTCGTATTTTCCAAGAGTATTGATAACTTCATTTATCCCTGTAGCTTCAAATTTAACTCCTATCATTTTTCATCATACCTCGTTAAGTCTATCTCTAGTAAACCCATGTCTTCCTTAGTTTCTTCTACTAAATATCTAACACCATCTACTAAGATTTTTTCTCCAGAATGAGGTGGGTATTTAAAGAAGGACTTTTCTATAAATAGAGTCATTCCTTCAATAAATAGCCCGTCATTCTCTAAAGATTTAGTTCGATTTCTCTGCTTGTTCTGAAATCTTTCTTCGTCGATAACACAGACAGTTTCTTTTTTTCCTATAGTATGTGTATCTCCAAACTCTTCTAAGTTCAAAAAAACACTAGCAAGGTCATTAGTAACTTCTTCTTTAAAGCTCATAGTTATGCCTTTTTAGATTTTTTTGAATTTTTATTAGTTTCTTCAACTTCTGTGTTTTCTTCAGTAGTTTCTTCAACTTCTTCGAGATTTTCAGCTTCTTCAGTAACTTCTTCAGCTTCTACGAGTTCAAGGGATTTAACTCTTTCTATGATATCTGATTCTAAGATATCCACTACTTCACCAGGATTATAAACTATTCCACAGTAAATCAGTGATTGTTTAACTTTTAATTTCATGCTATCCCTCCTTATTTAACTTTTAAAACTTTTATAGCATCAATGTCGAATGGAACAGGTAAAGGTCTTGATTCTGTTCTTACTTCAAGAGTATTGATTTTTGTATCTTCATCTTCAAAAGGGACTCTTTCTGCAACTATTATCCCTTTAGCTATATCTGCTGCAGGTCCATAGTGTAAAGTATTGTTAGATGGTGCAAATAACACTCTTCCTTCTGGAATCATTTTCACTGTGTCATATGTTTTTCCATCTGCTTTTAACACTGAATGTTGAGTTTGGTATGAGTAGATAGGGATATTATAAGGAGCTAAAGTTCCAATATATATAGCTCCACTTGCTAACTCTTTAGGATCTATTTGCCCAAAATTAGCATTTTTAATATCTAGTAATTTAGCTATTTTTTCATTTTGAGTAAATAGTCTTGCCGCGACTGGATCCATAACTATGTGTTCAACTTTTTGGCCTGTAGTTTCTCCTATTAAAGTTATTACAGATTCTATATCTCCTGAAATATCTGCATTTGGTTGATTCCATAATATTGTAGGAGTAATTTCTTGGACTGTTCCATATTCTATTTTGTCTTCAACACCTTCTCCTTTTACTACTATTGATCCTTTGAACATTAAGTCAATACACATTAACTCTTCTCTTCTTGAGATTTGTTCTTCAAAATCTGCAAAAGCTTCTCCAATTAATTTTGCTTTTTTTTCTTCAGGAGAAA